CTATACCCTTCCAAGTTCCCGGACCAAACCGCATGTCAACCATCGTAGCTACTTCTTGGAGTTTTTCTGCAGCGATACGTGCATCAATTACGTCACGGGCAACAGTATCTACGCCGAACTGGTCGCCGATACTTACGTTACCCGCTTTTTTGTTGCGAACTTGTTGTACCTGTTTTTCGCCCTCGAACAGATTATCTATGTAACCTGCTATGTCCCCGATGTCGTTGGCGGTTCCTATTGCAGATTTAATACCGTCTACGGCACTCTTCACAAGGGCTATACCCGCGAGTGTTTCTGCAATCATGGTTGGTTGGTTCCTACTTTGGTTGGGGTCTACATATTGCGGTTATCTTTTGTCTTTTACCCCCACTCGCCGGAACAGATTGTTGTCGGGACAATCTCTGAGCAAAGTATAGGCATCTATCCATGTCTACAAACGTTTGTGTGCGGTCTATTATATTTGCACCTAAGTAAACGTATAGGACAAATACAATCATTTTATTTCTTTATCCATTCCAACGCAGAAGCAATTCGCATTGGGATTGTCAAGCCCGTGTTCGGTTACAGCTACGTGGCATAGGGATAGCCATTTATGAGTAGAGTGTACAGCAGCTTTTACCTCAACAGGACTAACTGCAATAAGACAAAACATGACTACGCCGCTAATTGCCAAGACTTACTTGCATCCAAGCCCATCCATTTGCTCCACTCTGCGTAATAGTGGCGCATACCAACTTCGTCGTGGATGGTGCTGTTCTCGTGCCGCCCGTGTAAGATGTTACGGGGTTCGGTTCCCTCGCGCATTGTTGTACCCTGACCTGCTACGCCGATAAGGTCTTCGTGCAGGTTACGCCCAAATGGACCCCAAATAGAGTTGTGATGCTTAATACGAGTCTGCCGTTCCTCTGGGGTATCCTTTTTAAGACCATACCCGCGAAACTCAATAAGAACTTTGTTTGGCCCAAGAGGTGTAACGCTGTCGCTTCGATAAGCACTACCGCGAAGATTAAAATTATATCCGGGGAACAAGTCAACCATGTACCACTGATTGGGTGGCAAGTTAGGGAAACTAAGCTCTCCTCTATCCTCAAAGCCATCGTATTCTTCGTAGTTAACGGTGAAGCTGCTAACATTAACATGTCCGTTATCGAATGGTATGTTCTTTCTAGCAAAGTATTCATCGTTAAATCCTGAGACACGATTAAAGTAGTGCATGAAATCGTGGTAGAACTCGCTGTTGGTATCGTGCCACAGCTTGTAGTTTGTATCTATTACTGCCTTGTGGTAGTGAAAGACTTCCATCTCTTCAGTGTCGATGGCATCAGCAATACAGTCAAATGCACCGCCTGTCCACTCATCTACGCTTTGATCTGGGTTAGTGTTTAGAGTAGTCCAGACCATACCCCCATGCTTTACTTCACAGGGTAGTTCCTGCCAGCCACCCGAATGGTAGACCATAGACAAATTGTTACCAGCAGGTGATTTTACTTTGTCGGTCAAGAATGTCTTAATTACGTTGTTCTCAAAGCGAACAGCTACCACATTCTGCAAAGCTATTTGCGTAGTCCTGTAATCCCCCAGATGTAGTAATTCGCTGGAGTGGCACATAGGTATCCACACTTTGGAAAATATCTTATCTAGTTCCTGTTTGTAGATGTCGTGACTAGAGTAGATCGACGAACTGATGTGTTCTACGTTGGGAGTCTTAATCCAATCCTTGTGATTGCGTGGCGGCATTAATCAAACAACCCTTTTACAATTTCTATACCCTGCTGTAGATAGCTTTTTTCTGCGCTGCTTGATGCCTTACGCCCCCTGCTAGATTTAGCACTTCCAATAAATCGACTAAAACCAGTCTTGGGGTCGTGACCTGAGTAAATTTGTTTAACTGATTTGGTTTTTGTTTCTGTGTACGCCACCCTAAAACTCCCCTGCTTTCATCGCGTCCGAAAGTTTAACAGCCCTCGAACCTACCTGCTTTGCCCATTTGGAATCCATCATTTCAATAGATGCTATCTCGTAATTACCATCGTAGATTGCACCCCACATGTTCTTAAACTTACACAATCTGGGAACCCCCATATTAAACGCCATGTCCATTAGTATCAACTGTCTTACACTATCTAAGTCTTCGACGCAAGGATGTACTCGACACAATTCGTTTTCTACTATGCGGATGTCGTTCATGGCAAGGTAACGGGCATCAGCTTCGGTAATACCGTGTTCGTAAACTACATCCATGTTAGGAATGTCCATGTAGTCTAGCTCTTCTTTGGTGATGCCTCTGTCCTTGAGGTTCCTACCTATTCCTATAGTTTCGATGCCCAGACTGTCTTCATACACAGTAAGCACCATACCCTCATGGTGAATTAACTTATCTAGGAAATGTTCTGTTCTGTATTTCATTTGGCTTTACCCCAGCTAATTATCTCGTCGATGGTTCGTCCACACCCGATACACTTAACTCGTTCCTTATCCAATACACAAATTCCCTTGCAGGGACTCTTCTTAGTCATGCAAAACTTTCATCTGCAACTTTAATTTAGCTAACTCTATTTCTAGTTCGTGAACTCTACCTACTGTATCCTGTACAGATTTAGGTGGCTCAAACTTATCAATCCAGTCGTCATTCTCTTCAACTTCTTGCATAGTCAATTCTAGGTTGTGTTCAAGAAACGAAATGCGTTCAGTGAGGCCGAAATAAACCCAAACACTGACAGCAGTAAACGCAATCATGCTAATCAAGTTCCGCAGGGGAATTGTGACTTCGCTACTTTCGTTGAGTTTTGTTGCTGCGGATTTCAACTGCGTTATCCCCCTTGTGTTCGTGGCCCATCCAAATTCCAAAAACGCCTGTCATTACTCCCATTACAACACTGACGAACGCTGACTGTGAGGCTGTAGGGTCAGGCAAATCCATGAACCATTCGGCACACCGCCAAGACATTACTGTGCTGGCTAACATCATAAATCTAGGAAGTATCTTCCACTTTAGAAATGCTTCTACAGTCATCACTTCTTACCAAAGAACCTTGTCGCTGACCGGACTCCAAAGCTTGCAGCAACAATAACGCCCAAGCTGTACTGGTACCATTCAGGCATTTGCTCCAATTGTTGAAATCCGTTACGTACAATGTCTTCCATCCCCGGAATGAAGGCTAAGATAAGCGGTATACTAAATAAGATAGTGAGCCATTCGTCCTTCCAAGATGACTGGCTACCCTTCGCCATCTCCAAGTCCCAGTCAATCTCCCCGGTAGCTTTTTTCTGCATAACTACGGCTTCTGCTTGTGCCATAGCTACTTTGGTAGCTGACTGAGCTTTCTTCTCTGCGACTTTGCCGGACATCCACGTTCCAGCAAGGTCTGCTATAGGTCCAATAAGGGCTGCTAACATTTCCACCTCTTCCGCGCTTGACGTAAGCGACTATTTGGGTCTTTTGCTGCTTTAGGAAACTTCTTCATCTGTCCGGCTGACCTTGCACAGTAAGATTTGCGGCGTTTAGCTGCAGCACTTCCCGGCTTTACCTTTCCGGTAACAGCAGTCTTTAACTTGCTGCCGGGATTCTTTTTTCGATAAGCAGCAACGCCAGCCTTAGTCATTCCCGCACCAGACTTCGTGGAACGGAAGTTCTTTTTGTTACGGGCTGGCATGTTGTCTGCTTTACGAGCCATTACTTTTTCCTAGCTGTCTGTGCTGCACGTTTAAAGTTGGCTTTGTTTGGCGCACCCTTACTTCCGGGTTTACGCATAGCTTCTCCACTACCAGCTTTTATTCTACGTTTCTTAGCGGCAATGTTGGCATACAATCCGGGTCTAGCCATTACTACACCTTAACTAACTTGTAGCCTTTTGTTTTGGCTGCGCTGCGAATAGATGCGAGAGTCATAGCACCACCGCGAGATGAACCCTTAGACTTCATCATCTTGCCGCCCCGTGCCATGCCTTTGGCTTTCATCATTTTGCCGCCACGAGCCATACCTTTACTCTTCATCTTGCCGCCACGCGCCATGCCCTTACTCTTCATCATTTTCTTCATTTTCTGTCTCCGCATAAAGATTATCGAATACCCGTGCTGTATCTTCTACATAGTTCGGGTCTTGTTTAGAATGGTGAACCCACTGACTAGGAGTGAAATCCGGTGGTCCATCGCCCGTTACAAACCAAGCAGGGTTAGTTACCCTTACTCTGTTATTGGGCAGTGCAACTATATTGCCTGTCCACTTACCAGCATCCATTAATTCTAACACATGACTTTGTTTGTGTTGGGCTGGGTCGTCTGCTACTTCGGTGTTGGTGTAGTCAATTGTGAAGTAGTATTTCGCTGGGTAAAACTCTCCGTCTATCTTTGCCAACCACGGGGAGGGGGTCGCTCTGTCTAAAACAAACACCGAATGATGATGTGATTGACAGTCCCACGGTTGGGCAAGATAAGTGGGTATTGGTTCAGGCCATTCATCTAAGGGTGTGTCTCCGACTAGGGCTGTTAGGGGCATCCTTGCCCACATAGCCCCACCATGTACGTTGTTTTCTTCGTCTTCACACCCGGTAAATAAAACTTGAAAGGACAAGGTTTTCATCGGTAGTGTGGTGACTGCTATCACCATTGCGTGAAGAAACTCTCCCTGATATCGGTCAAAGTTTGTAGTGTATTCTCTGCGTACCCACGCTTTGAAGTAGGGTACATTACTTGTTATATAATTCATAAAGCATCTCCTTTGACGACATTATGCCTTATACTTTGCCTTACGTCCACTACTTCTTTTTTTTCCTGATGCAGTAACAGACCACTTTACTGCTCGTGGCCCTGTCTTCTTAGCTGCTTCTTTTTTAGTTATACGGCTTGCGACTTTGGCAGGTCTACAGGCTGGGTAGGGACGTTTCTTTTTATCCTTACCAGAACGACCACACTTCTTGCCGGTCTTTACATCCCGCCAGTCTTCCTTGAACCATTTAGTTAAGCCGCCCGTTGGTTTCGCCATCAGGCATACGTCCCGCCGCGCTTCTTATAGGTTTTAACTAGCCAAGCATTTGCATATGCGCTTGGGTACACATCAAATTTCTTTTTAGCTTCTGCCTTGACCCGTGAGTACAATGCTGCGTTCTTTGGCTTTGGGCTTTTTGATTTTTTAGCTGCCATGTGTATTTACCCCCGGCAAGGTTACCTGCTTTTATCACAAAATAAATAAAGAGTCA